TACATATTATGCTAATGTTTTAACAGCAAATACATTTTCATTATACTCTGATACTTCATTAACAACACCAGTTAACGGGACAGGATTTAATGCTTACTCTTACACTAACGCAGACTCATCAACTATAGCAACTAACCAAATCACTGTTGGTGATTCTTCTGTATTTGCATTAAATATTCCTGTCAGATTTACAGGAAATGTAGACGGTAGTGAATTAAATATAGCAAATACATATTACGTTAACAGTAAGCCAGGCGGTACAACGATTACAGTTTCAGATTCTGTATATGCAAACGGCGTAGCAGGACCAATCAAAGCATTAACAACTGCAACCTTTTCAGCATCATATGTATATGGTGTAGGTGGTAGAGCAGTAGCATCAGTAGGTGGCGGAACAGGTGGATCAGCGGCCCAAGGTAGTAACACAAGTGTACAATATAATAACTCAGGTGTTATTGATGGTGATGGAGATTTTACTTGGGACTTTAGTGCAGGTAAAACTTTAACTGTTAATGGTAATGCAAATGTAGGAAATTTAAATGCAACTGGATCAGTCACATCATCCAGACTATTTTCAAACGTAGCAACGGGTACGACACCTATTGTCGTAGACTCTACAACACGTGTAGCAAATTTAAATGTTGATTATGCTAACGTAGTAGATAACAGTGTAGTAGGTAATCTTACTACAGGAAATTATTTCCCAGCATTAGTATCTACTTCTGCAACAGGTAATAAACCACTCAACGTCAGTGGTAGTTATACATTTGATACTGCGAATGCAAAATTCGTATCAGGCAATGTTGAAGCAACTTATGATGTGTCAGGATCGACTCTTACGGGTCCATTAACAACAGCCGCACAACCAAATGTCACTAGTGTTGGTACACTTACAAGTTTAGAAGTATCAGGAGACATTACTCCAGATGCAAACGTTTCTTATGACTTAGGAAACAACACAAATAGATTTAAAGATTTATATCTATCAGGATCGTCTATCACATTAGGCTTCCAAGAAATTACATCAAATGCAACTCACACAACATTTACTAACAGAGTAGCCGCAGATCAATTTATCGGTAACGTTGTTGGTATACTTCAAGGAGATGCAGGCAATGTTTCTAATGTTCAAGGGGCAAACGTTGCAGGTCAAGTTAACTTTGCCGCGACTGCTAATGCAGTTGCTGGCGCAAATGTATCAGGTACTGTAGCATTAGCATCAGTAGCCGGTACAGTTTCAGGCGCCGCACAAGCCAACATTACATCTGTTGGTACACTATCATCATTAACTGTTTCTGCAAATGTTAGTGCAGGAAATGTTAATGCAACAGGAAAAGTATTTGCTCCAACAATAGAAGGTACGGAAGTTGTTACAGGAACTGGTGGTCTTTCAATGCCATCTGGAGGTAACATTGCAGGTAATGGAAGTGTTAATCTTACTGGTATTGCAAATATTGCCGGAACCGGCTCCATAAGTGGATTTGGCATAAGTGCAAGTTCAGTAGACACAACAACGATTACAGCAACAGCACTTACATCAGGTGCAAACACTACAGCAGGTTCAATAACAGGTAACTGGTCATTGACTGCAGGATCTAAATTAGAAGCAACATATGCTGACTTGGCTGAGTATTATAACGGTGAAGAAGTATATGAACCAGGTACTGTTGTATGTTTTGGTGGTAGTAAAGAAGTTCATGTTTCTGATGAAAAAGGTAGTAGACGAGTAGCAGGTATAGTATCAACTAATCCAGCATATGTAATGAATTCAGAGTGTCCAGGCATTCCAGTTGCTGTCGCATTACAAGGTAGAGTACCATGTAAAGTAACAGGCTCATGTCAGAAAGGTGATGTTATGGTAAGTGATGGTCAAGGTGGTGCAACTGCTTGGTATCATGTTGCTACAATAATGCATCCTGGCATGACTTTAGGTAAGGCTATCGAAGACAAAACTAATACTGAATTGTCTATTCTTGAGGTAGCAGTCGGTCGTCTGTAACCCACGATTTTACGCAAAAACTATAAATACATATGATTGTTCTCGTTTGTCGAGTTCGATAAACAATCTCATGCGGTGCTTATTCCCACCGAACGTGTGACCTAGAACGTCAAACTATATTATAGGAGAAAATAAAATGGCGAATAGATTAAAAATAGCAAAGGTAGCAGCCAAACCTGTCTTATCAGACACGACTGCGACCACAAACGTCATCACAGTAGATTCTACTACTGGATTGACACAAGGTGACAGATTTATCCCTGCTACAACAGTAGGCGGTTTAACTGGCGGAACAACTTATTTCGTAAATGAAGTGCTTGATGGTACTACATTTACTGCATTAGTATCTGACCCTTCAGTACAACCTCAAGTCTCTCCAACATTAACAACAACAACAGGCGGTAGTGTAATTCTATCTGTTAACACAGTTAACACAGGTTATCCTAACCCTGCAGGTTATGGTATCGTAGGTGGAGACACTGCGATCTATGGCGATCAGTGTTTAGTTGCAGTAGCAATTGGATCAGCAGGTACTGGAAATATTTGGGTAGACACAGGTTCAGATCAAATGTACGGTGGTGCAACTGGTGACTTTGATAACTTATTAAACGTAGGTGATTCAATCGCAGTTAACGCACCAACTGATCAAGGTGATAGAACTATCTCTCAAGTTCAACTTGGTTTTGTAGCAAGTATTGCTGTCGTAGACGTTGCAGTTGCTAACACACAAGCAACAGGTAACATCGTCGGCGCATCAGGTACTGCTACTAATTTAGTTGCAGATAAGCCTATTCACTTCTCAGCAAACATTGGTGGATTAGTTGCAGGACAAACATATTTTGTTAAGAACATTGCTAACGCATCTGCTTATACAGTATCAGCAAGTCAATTAGTTGACGGTACAGCAGGTCCTGAAGTTGACTTATCAAGTGAAACATCAGCAGTTACATCTACACAAGAAGTTGCTGTTTTAGATGCGGCAATCTCAAGTGCTACAGTTCAGGATGAAGCATTCATTCAAGCAACTGACGGTGCAGGATTCATTGTAAGACAAAAAGGTAAATTCAAGTACCTATGTTCAGATGCATCAGGTAATCAAGCAATTTGTACTACAAGTAATCTAGCAAATGCGGCTTTGACAGCAAACACATTTAGTTTACTATCAACAGATAACACAGCGGCAACAGAAGAACTATTGTCATTCAGTGATCACACTGGTACAGAGTTCGGTTCAGATTCTACATTAGCAAACGGTACTCCAGTATTCACTACATTCGGATCAGCAGAAGCGGCTGACCCGTCAAACGGTGTTCCTTACGCAGTAGTTACAGTTAACAAGGCGTAATCGGAGAACTTAAATGGCACAGAGTAACGCACAAAAGCAATTACAACAGTATGATACTGATATTGCTGTTCTCAAAGTGGAATTTAAAAACTTAGATGAAAAGTTCGATACTGCATTGAAAGATGTTAAGGCAGATATTAAAACTAATACTGACTTAATTAAAGAGGGCAATGCATCTACACATAAAATGTTGATTGACTTTCAAAAGTCTAATCAGGAGTCACATGATATGATGGCGACTAAGATTACAGCATTGGAACGTTGGAGATGGATGCTTATTGGTGCAGGTATGGTAGCAGGAACATTAGGATACTCAGTCATTGAGTTCTGGATGTCTCACTAAATCTAACTTTTTAAGAAGGGGTGCTAGTCACCCTTTCTTTTTGGGTATACACCCTCAGACCTCGTAAATCGCCCTGTAATGAACCCTCTTGAAAAGTGACTCTACATACGAATGATCTGTATAAGGTGTCTGAAATCGTCTCTGAGGGGGTTAAATTAGAGATTCTTAAGACTTGCTAACTTCTCTACAACATTATCAATGTTAATTGTAGAAAATAACCCAGGATGTAACGGTTTAGGATATCTGTCTTCACCTACCCAAGCATACCCACAATGCTCGTCATTAAGAATTGGGGGAAATTCTTCATCTACTTCACAAAAGAATGTGTGATATGCAAAAGTATTGTTGACAAATTTTTGAATAGGAACTAATTTAAAATCATCTTCCCAATATGCAATTTCTTCCATGCACTCTCGTTTTAATCCAGCAAGTAAGGTTTCATTTTTTTCAATCTTTCCACCTGGTATAGACCATGTTGGATTTTTACCTTCGTTGCGTAGAAGATAAAGTGATCGTCTAGTAGATTTGCTGTAAAAGAATATACCAGCAGATTGATTTATAATGATTGCCATACAGTTATTTAGTGAGTGACAGGGTCTCCCTTAAATAACTATACTATAATCACCTTCATTATAATAACCTTCATAAGACTTCATCCATTGTGCAGGCAAACCAGGCTGAACTGAATCAGCGGGAGTCTCTGCCCAACGATATTGAATTTCTGTAGTCAAGTTAGTTACATACTCAAGACCTGTTGCATTAACATTTGAATCAAATGCAACAAACCATTGCATTAAGTCTGCATTAAACTGTACAATGTCATTTGCTTTTGCTTCTACAACAGTATAAACTGTTCCTGTTCCTTCAGGTTGAACATTGTTCATTGTAAATTTTGTACCTACATTGTTATCTGGAGCACCATAGAATCTAAAGTCAGTTGTACCTATACTAGCAATTTGATATAATGTACCAGGGGTCATTGTAGTTGCACTTTGAGTTTCTGGCAACACTGATTTACCTGTTTGACTTCCTAATATTGTTCCCCATGATTCAGTATGAGATCCGATGTCTTGTGTTAGTAGATATCTGACATTAGGAATAGGTCCCGGTAGTCCGTTATTTGGTCCTGATACTTGAGGATTAATAACAGATGTAACAGGGTCTAATGTATTTTGGGGTAATGTATCTTCATCAACGTTAAAGATTAGATAACGATCATCAAGAGGATCGACTACAATTGTACCTACAATTTCTGTGTCCATGTATGGATTATCTAACCATACTTGTGAGATACCTGCACGATATGCACCGTACATATTTAAAATTGATGTCCAATAGATATCAGTATCCGGATTAATTGGTTTGTCTAATGAGAAGTTTGATGGATTATCTACTTCATTCTGGGGCAACAGTTGTAATGAGTTACCAACAAATAATACTTGATAACCATACGGCGATATCTTTTGTCTTGTACCTAATAACAAGTCATCATCTTTCATATCTTCTTGTGTTTTACCATCAAAGATAGAAGTAATAATCTTATTAATAACACCATACTTTTTAAGTTTAGAAGATGTTGTCAACCACATAGGTAAGTAAAATTTCCATGACATAACATCAATAGGATTACCTGTTCCTTGTGGTATAGTACGAGATGAGAACGTCAGTCCATCCTGATATACAACTGTTAAAGATGTCCAGTCAATAAAGTTATCAGTGTTTTGAATTTCTAATGATGGATTGAATAGTGTACCTAACTGCTCAATTAATTCTAATTTTTGTTGATAGTTAGTTGTCCAAAAGTCTACTTGTAGTCTAAGTGTATATGGTACTGGCATCAACTTTTCAACAGTAAATGCTTGACCCTGTGTCTCTCCGTATTGTGCTGTTTCTTGGTTAAATTCTCTTTGACGTACATTTTGTTTTTCTACAAAGTAAGGTTCTTGTGTGCGTCTTTGATCATATTCAAGTCCATTAATAAAATAAGTTATTAATGGTGCTGAAGGCAAATTACTTGCTGAGTTGTTTGCAATAATTGTTGATGCTTGTCTACTTGCATCTCCATATTGAATAGGTACTCTAACAAGAATAGGGTTGCCATTAGGATCGTTCCCTTGAGTTACATACCAGTTACTAAAAATTTTAGCAAACTGTAATAAAAATCTTCTTATTTGATTGTCGTAAAAATATTGTGCCATTATGTTCCATCACTTGGTGGATTATTGTCTGGGGTCAAGTCTAATATAGAACTTAACGGTTGAGCAGACGATATATTTGCCCCATCATTGTTATTGTATATATTCGCATCGTTATTTATAAAGCCTGAAAGTTGCGAATCATCAGTATCAGTAAAGCCAGTTGTAGTTCTTACATCTTCACTGCCTCTTACCCAAAGAGTACCTGCCCATCGATCCAATACATTTGGTGTATAATCTATTCTTCAGAAATAATCTCCTACTTGAGGTGATGTTGGGAACGATATACCTGCCCCTGCTGGTAGTCCATTAGGTGGAGTACCATCTCCTGATAAGTAACCTGTTGTATAACCAAAGTCACGTGGGGTATATCTTGCAATATATTGAAAACGAGGATCACAATCTGCACGATAGTCCATTGTGTTAGGACCATATGGTTCTGTACCTGTGAACCCTGCCGCTGTTGGGTCTTGGTCTGCTGTTGCGTAAGTGTTATCAGCAGTACCGTATGGACCTGTAACAGGTCCTGATATATTAACTGTTAATACTTTTGTGCCTTCTAACTGACCTGAACCAGTAGATGACATTTCTGGAGACTCAACTGCAATGGCTAAGTTTGCTTGTACAAACTTTTCAATCATTGTTTCTAAGTCCCAATCGAATTCTTTAAATTTATCTTGCATCACATCTACGACTTCTTTTGGTATTCTGATACCAGTAGAATCATATTTAAACTTTTCACTTTTCATTGTGATGACTTGTCCAGTAGCACTTAATGCACTGTTACCCGGCATCCATGAACGAACATCAACGGGAGGTGCAGGTTGATTTTCTTTATTTGATGGTACACCGTTTTCTTCAAATATACCATAACCAGGAACGACATATAAGTTTGATGTGTCATAACCTGCTTTAGGTACAATACGTGCGGCTTCTTTTAAGTTAGCATCATTGATTCTAATATTTTCATTGTAACGACCTAAGACATCTTTTAATGTTTTACCAGTGTCTAGTTCCCAGAAAGGATCAGGATCAGTTGCACCAGGCTTAGTTCCAGCAGGCACATCTTGTAATGCAATATAGTTTTTATCTCCAAATGTCATTACATACCCGGCTGGGTACTCTTTATTTTTATCCCAGTCACCTAAGTAATTGTCTTTGTCAACTGGATCACGTAAGATGTCCTGAAACTCTTGGCTGTCTACTAACTTCTCACATTTAATACGCCAAAGATGAGGATACCAATCAATAGCAAATCCTTCACTTGCATAGTTGGCGTCTGTAACTTGATAGAATCTTTTTAATGCTGTTGGAAATTCTGTAGCATCATCATTTAACGGATTGTAATCTAATAAGTGAGGTAGTTCGATAACATCTCCTACCATCATCTTTCTTCCTAAGATATCAATCATGTCATTGTAATGAACAGTAACAAAAATAGTGTCATTACTTAAGAATAAGCCGAACTGACTCAGATCAAAGTCTAAGTTTTGTACAGAGTAATGACCACGTAATCGATAAATATCCTTTTCATATTTTCTATCTCTGTTCTCTAAAAACAGCAAATCTTGTATATTTGTAGGGTCCATAGAACTGTACTGAGGTTGTGTAAAATCAGCAGAAGGACCTTGATCCATTGGACCAGCATACTTGTGAATGTACAAATCAGTACCGCCCACAGTCAATTGTTCAGATATATTTCTGTCTAAAAAACGGTAGTCGTTTTGTTTTTCTTCCCGGTATAAACTTAGTCTTGGCATATATATATTTATCTAACCTTACGTTACGGGAGAATTTGGGTAAATAAAGGTTGATATAAAAAAATATTTGATGTAAAATGCGAACACTAAGTATGAACATTCAAATCAACTTTAAGGGACATAATGGCAAGACGTAAACAAAAGACAGTTTATTTGACACCTGAACCTGACTGGGAAAAGTACAAAGATATTGAAGACCAAGAAGCACGGGCAAAGGCATACCAAGACTGCCAGTATTTTATTCGTACAGAAATCAGTGACAAGAAAAGACTGACAGAATTTAAAACTTGGATCAAAAAAGAATCTGGTTACACCACAGAAGAAATCGAAATTATTCTTAGAAATCCAGACTGGAACTTTAACTCTACTGGTACATCTGTATATTTTCTAAACAGAGTTGGGTATATGCCAGAAGGTCATATTAATCATATTGCTAAACTCAAAGAAGAATGGTTAGAGAAAGGTAAACAGATTGCTCAAGTAAAAGAAGAAAAAGCAAAAGACAAACCCAATCGTCCTTCTATACAAGAAATCATGCTTGGCAAGTTAATGGAAGCAGGTGGAGAGATTGATGGCATCATGGATCAATTCTTTGAAGACGAGATCAAAGCAGATGCTAAATTTAATACAGCAATGAAGCATACAGTCACTTTAACAAAAGAAAATTAAAAGGCATTATAAATGCATATGACTCTATGATCGGAGTGTTGAATTCATATCAGGCTCTTAAGATTAAAAACAGGGCTAAACGCAGAACTAAGCCAATTACTCCTGAAAAAGCAACTCAAAAGTTAAAGTATCAAAAAAGGTTTGAGTGTGAAACAACTAAACTAAAACTAGAAAGTATCAGACCAACAGAATTACACATGTCTAAAGAAGCATGGTGCTATGATACTGCTAAGAGAAAACTTCATCACTATGTCGCAGAAGATATGGCAGGAGAAATGTTCGTCAAGGGTAACACATTGTATGGATTTGATAAGTCTAAGAGTGCAATTAAGACATTACGTAAACCCAAAGAACAAATTAAAGAGATTATGGGTAGTAAGCCCGCGGCCCGTAAATTCTTTGACGAAATAAAAGCAGTGGGTATTCAACCAAAAGGTCGTTTCAACGATCAAATGATTATTTTAAAGGCGTTTTAATTATATGGCAAATTATATGTTAATTGCGGGGTGTAGTCATGCCGCTGGTTCGGAAATTGACGGGAACTTATCAAGTCCAGAAAATCGTCAAGCAAGTTTTGGTAATCAACTTGCAAAAATGTTAGATCATACGCCAATTAATATTGCAAGAAACGGTTCTTCTAATGGTGCTATACATCGTAGTGTACTAAATTGGTTTACACTTAACCAAAATTTACTGTCAAATAAAGCAAACAACCTTTTTGTTTTAGTCAATTGGGCAGAGAGTTGTAGAATAGAAGCACCTGTCCCACACAATGTAGGTATCGACCAAGATACTTGTGCTGATTGGGCAGACCCATCATTTTTAAGTTCAGTTCAAGTAAATGCAATGACAGATCCACATCATGTTGCCCCACAAGAAAAGGAACAGTTCCTAACAGCACAACGATTCTTAGTCTATTCAGAAACTTATACTGAATGTCTGACTGCTAAGGATGCTCTATCATTACAATATTTTTTCAAAGCAGAGAACATTAGATATCTTATGACTAACTCTGGAATTGCTTTTAACGAAAGAAATATGAAATGGTTAAAACCTTATCTATCAAAGATTGATGCTAAACGTTATTACAAGTACAGAGATAATGACTACGGTTTTTATGAAAAGTATAAACAAGCAGGAATGATTAATCCAAATGCCAAATACGGACATCATGGCGCAGACGCACATCTCTCCAGAGCCACTGATTTGTTTAATTATATAAAACAGAAAAACATTTAGACTGATAAATACTAGAAATAGGAATTTATCAGTATGGCATCAACAGAACTAGCAGTACCAAATAACGAGAACCTCGAACAACTCAAAGAGTCAATGTTTGAGAACATCCGTTTTAGGTTGGGCGATGGTATTGTTGACTTAGAATTAGATCCAGAACATTATGAAGCGGCATACAACTATACAATCAAAACGTATAGACAACGTGCAGAAAATTCAGTACAGGAATCATATACTTTGTTAACGGTAGAAAAGGACCAAGATACTTATACACTACCAACAGAGTTTATCAACGTCAGACAATGTTTTAGAAGAACAATTGGACTTGAAACAGGACCAGGTGCATCATCATTCGATCCGTTTTCATCTGCTATCTTAAACACTTACTTGTTAAACTATAACTATGCCGGTGGTATGGCAACATATGATTTCTATGCAGGGTATGTAGAATTAGCCGCTAGAATGTTTGGTGGTTTTGTCATCTACACATTTGATCCTGTTTCTAAAACAATTAGATTTGTAAGAGACTTCAAAGGATCAGGAGAACAAATTCTTATTTGGGCTGATATTCAACGTCCAGAAACAACTCTATTACAAGACCCAGGCATTGCACCTTGGATAGAAGACTTTGTGTTAGCAACTGTTACAATTTCTATTGGTCAAGCACGTGAAAAATTCTCAACTATCGCAGGCCCTGCAGGTGGAACTGCTCTTAACGGAGCGGCAATGAAAGCCGAAGGTCTAGCAGGACAAGAAAAATGTCTCAAAGATTTACGAGACTACGTAGACTACTCACAACCTCTTACTTGGATTCAAGGCTAACGAGTGAATGGTGGATTCAGTTCTTATTATTTTTTAAATAATATTTGGCATATCGGAGTTGACTGCTCTCATAGCCCGTCAGACCTTCATCCTTTTACTGGACAAATAGACTCTACACATCGTGGTGAAGACACACAAAATATAGAATACTTAATTATTAGTTTTGCTCTTTATGAACCTCAACTTAATTATGACTATAGTGATTGGGTAGACAACACTATAAATTATATCTACGATAATAATATGTTCCCTGCCTTAAAGACTATTACTATTCTTTATGATGGAGTTCATATAAATTTTCAAAACTTACCTTGTTGGTATCCAATATACGGTCATCAAATGAAATTCTTCTTACTACAATCAGACCCAGAAATTGTAGAAGCCCATCAGATTGGAGTTGATTATAGTATTAATTGGAATCCAATCTGTAATGACGGAGAAAAAAGAGCATTGTGGTTAATAGGAGACATTTCTAATAGACCGCATAAATTTCCTTTACTTTATAAATTTGCTAGAAATTTTAAATTAGGGAAACTTACATATTCTTTGACAAATGCATTAAACGGTTATGATCCATTAACTTATGATAATGACAAGAGAGAAGACTCTGGGCTTGTCGATATGTTTAAAAATCATTTTGATATGGATATTACTTTTGATGAATTAGTCGAATTGTATAAAGGATTAGAATGTACTCTTCCTGGAGATGAGACTTTTCATAAAATGATTCCAGATCGTCTTTCGTTTTCACTAGCAACATATGTGTATCCAACTGAATGGAATGATTCTAGTTTAATTATTATGCCTGAGACTTGGTTTGAACATCCAGGAGATAGAGGATCTAATCCAAAACATTTTTGGGAACACGGTTCATATCCAACAACTGAAAAAACATGGAAGCCTATTGTGACTAAAAGACCGTTTATAGGTATTAGTGAATTAGACTTACAAGAAAGAACTTTAGAAAATTTAGGTTATAAAACTTTTAGAAAGTATACAACTAAACCAGAGTTGATTTCAGATTCACATATGCGTAAATGTGAATACGTTGATATTGCATATGAAAGAGTATTGTCGTTTTTAGACAATTGTGATGAACATTACCATGACATCGTATCAGATTTAGAATTTAATTATCGTCATCACAAACATGTAATTAATAAGTCTTGGAATCTGTTATATCAAGCATGTCCTTTTTTAAAAGGTGTAGATAAAATTAAATTTTTGCGTCTTTTTGTCACACCTCCTCCGCTACGTCAATATTATGATAGTCCAGATAGTGATTGGATTTACAAATAATTACCAAAAACACTTGACTTTACCTGTTCAATAGTTTATAATAGTGACTACTTTACTACAGGACTATCCAATATGATTATAGGTATTACAGGACTTATCAGCAGTGGCAAAGACACTGCGGCCGACTACCTTATTAGATTTCATGGTTTTAGAAAACTCAGTTATGCAGGCCCTTTAAAGGACTGTGTGTCTGCTATCTTTGGATGGGATAGAGAAATGTTAGAAGGAACGACCCAATCTAGTAGAGAGTGGCGAGAAGAAGTTGATGAATGGTGGGCAAAACGATTAGACATGCCTCATCTCACTCCTCGTTGGGTATTACAGTATTGGGGAACTGAAGTAGGCAGACGATCATTTCATAATGATATCTGGGTGTCATCTATTGAAAATCAATTACGTAAAATAGAAGATAACGTAGTCATTACTGATTGCAGATTTAAAAATGAAGTAGAAGCAATTAAGAATGCAGGTGGAACTACACTTAGAGTCAATCGAGGAGAACAACCTACTTGGTTAAACGATGCAGTCGATTATAATTATTATCAAAATCCTCAAGCATTAGCAAGACTGACTGATCTAGGAGTTCATGCTAGTGAGTATAGTAGTGTTGGATTAGATTATGATTTTCAAGTTGACAACAACGGGACAATTGATGACTTACATAAACATATGGAGTTAATAGTCAACAGTTAAATCTCCCCTGTGCCATACGACATGTTTTCTTTTTACAACTTCAATGCAATTTAAGCATATCGTTCTTAAATTTTTAAAATCTGTGTTCTGTGGCTTGCCATCAATATGATAAACAGTCATTTGCGTAGAGTATAAACTTTTAAATCCGCATAGAAAACAATTAGTATCTTTTTCGTATCCTGCTTTCTGCCAAAGATAAACAGGCTTTTTTCTTTTTTGTTGCTTACCACATTGATTGCACATACTTCTGTAATGGCGCTTGCCGTTCTTAATATAATTAAATAGTATGAAAAAACAATCAGGGTGTAACCCTCAAAATCATACAAAAGGAATATTATTATGGCACTAACATCACCAGGCGTAGAAGTAAGCATCATTGATGAAAGTCAATACTTACCAGGCGCAACAGCATCAATCCCCTTCTTCTTGTTAGCAACAGCACAAGATAAAGCGGATCCAACATCAACAGGCACAGCGGCCGCAACAACAGCCGCGAATGCAGGTAAATTATACAGAATCACTTCTCAACGTGATCTTGTTACTTTATATGGTAACCCATTCTTTTACACAGCATCAAACGGTACTCCGTTACAAGGCTATGAGTTAAATGAATATGGATTATTAGCGGCTTATTCTGCACTTGGTATTTCAAATCAAGTTTTCTGTTTAAGAGCAGATATTGACTTAGCCAGTTTAGTTGGTTCGACAACTAGACCTACAGGAGCTCCACAAGATGGTTCTTTCTGGTTAAACACAACTTCTTCTACATGGGGAATCAATGAGTTTAACGAAACAACAGGCGCATTTACAGCAAAAACACCAATCGTTATCTCTGACTCTACTTTAGTGTCAATTGGTACACCTCTACAATCAGTAGGAAATATTGGTGACTATGCAGTAGTTGCAATTCCTAATTACAGAGATCCAAACAATGATAATGCACCAACATATTGGTACAAGAATCGTTCTAACGTTTGGGTTGGTTTAGATTCAGACGATTGGTTTAAGGCATGGCCGACTATCACTTGTCCTACATCTAATCCTACATTAACACAAGGTGATACTATTGATTTAGTTGTCAACGGTACTAACGTAGTTCAGTTAACAGTATCAGCGGCTCCAAATAACACTGTATCTCAGTTAGCGGCAGACATTAATGCTCTTAACTGGGGTTGGATTTCAGCCGCAGTTATCGATCAGAAACTTGAAATCTACTCTGCTCAGACAGGTGGAGATCAAGGTTCACCTGAGTCACCATTCTACATTAGACTTGCTAACGCAACAGGTACTATCTTTACAGACTTAGGATTTACAGGAACTAATGTAACTGGCTTCCAGCCAAGAGCATTATACGGTACATCTGCTCAACAGCCATTATGGCAATCAGGTCAAGCAGAACCCGCACCAACTGGTTCTGTATGGGTTAAGGTTGACGGAACTGGATTACAACCAGTAATTGCTGAATATGATTCAACATCAGCATCTTACACTACTAAGACTCCAACTTTTGCAACTTCTGATTGGTCTCAAATCTATTCAGCAGATTCAACAGGTGGACAAGCAATAGCGGCAGGTTCTGTTTATGCACAATACGGCTACAATGGCGAGTATGGTGCGGCACCAGTATATTATTACTACAGAGCAGGCACTGGGGCAACAGTAATCAACGGTACAAACACTGCACCAGACTTTACATCAGGACCATATGTAGCAAGAGTTCAAATTTCAACTCCTGGCTCACAGACTTTAAGTAGCCCTTATCCGTTTAACTTAGGCGATAACACTGATGCATCTGACTTTGTAACTGCATGGTCAGCGGCAAACATTCCTTACACTTCAGCAAGTGTAAACGATGACGGTTCTATTCAATTACAACACACATCAGGTGGTGTTATAATCTTAGACGACTTTGATAACGCAACAGGAGTTTCATCTGGTTTATTCTCACAAGCAGGATTTACAACTGCTACAGCAGGATGTAAAAATGGACCATTTAGAGATGACATCGAATTTACAACAACTCAAAGTGCTACAACAGGAGCAGGTACTGCTTTACAAATTAAAGTAACTAATGACTACGGTTATTATGACTTTGATCCAGATGCAGTAGTTTCTGGTGGTAGTGGTCACGCAGTAGGAGATAGAGTTACTTTCTTAGGTACAGACTTAGGTGGTGCTTCTCCAGCAAATGACTTAGTTGTTACAGTATCAAGTGTTACAGCAGGTGTTGTTACATCTTACACATGGTCTTCAGGATCAGGTGCAAATGCATTCACAACTCAGTTATCTAACTGGAAAGAATTCTCATTAACAACTTCAGGTGCAAATTCATTAACAGCAAATGAAGGCGCTCCAACTGCAATACCAACTAACTTTACTAACTGGTACTATTCATCAACTGATCAAGTAGACATTATGATCAACTATGACGGTAATTGGAAAGGCTATAAGTCACAAGGTTATGATGCAAACGGATTACCTAGCCCATCAGTCGTAAATGCAACTGATCCAGCAGGACCAATTGTATCTGCTAGTGAGCCTACACTTCAAAGTGACGGCACAGCACTAGTATACGGTGATCTTTGGTTAAGTACTGCTGACTTAGAGAACTATCCGTTACTCTATAGATGGCAATCAGTACCAGCAACAGGTGGCGGTAGTGCTACTGATAAGTGGGTCTTAATCGACAACTCTGATCAAACTACACCACAAGGTATTTTATTTAAAGATGCACGTTGGGCAACTAACGGCACAACTAATCCAGCAAATGACCCAGTACCAAGTATCAAGTCATTGTTAGCAAGTGATTACTTAGATATTGATGCTCCTTTATCAGCAAACTATCCACAAGGTATGTTGCTTTGGAACACAAGACGTTCTTCATACAACGTTAAACAGTATCGTGTAAACTACTTTAACAGTGATAGATTCCCGTCTGCTTCTTTACCAGTACAGAAAGATGCATGGGTATCTGCTTCAGGCGATCAGTCTGACGGCGCAATGTACGCAGGTCGTAAAGCACAGAGAGCAATGGTAACACAAGCATTACGTTCAGCAATAGACTCTAACGTTGCAATTAGAGATGAAGATAACTTCTTCAACTTACAAGCAACTCCAGGTTATCCTGAACTACAGCCTAACATGGTAGCATTGAACTCTGATAGAGGTGAAACTTCTTACATCGTCGGTGATACACCAATGAGACTGAAAGATGATGCAACTGATATTCAGGCTTGGGCAACTAACGCCGCAGGTGCAGTAACAACAGGAGAAGATGGACTTGTAACTAGAAATACTTACATGGGTCTATTCTATCCATCAGGTATCACTAGTGATCTATCAGGTAACTTAGTTGCTGTTCCATCATCACACATGATGACAAGAACTATGTTACGTAATGACAATATTGCTTATCCTTGGTTAGCACCAGCAGGTACTAGACGTGGTATAATCGATAATGCTACAAGCATTGGTTACATTGATGCAGAAGGCGAATTTAACTCAATCAGAACACGTATTGGTATTAGAGATGTGTTATACACTAACTTTATTAACCCAATGGTATTCTTTACAGGTAATGGATTATTGAACTATGGTAACAAAACTTCATTTGATTCATCATCTGCATTAGACAGAGTAAACGTAGCAAGATTAGTTGCTTACATACGTAGACAATTAATATTAGCCGCAAGACCATTTGTCTTTGAACCTAATGACCCTCAAACAAGAAAGTCTATTAAAGCAGTAGTAGAAACATTGTTCCAGGATCTAGTTTCAAAACGAGGATTATATGACTACTCAGTAGTCTGTGATGATTCTAACAACACTCCAGCAAGAATTGATCGAAATGAACTTTGGATTGACATAGCAGTAGAGCCCGTGAAAGCCGCTGAGTTTATCTACGTTCCGGTCAGAATATTCAACACTGGTGAGTTATCAGGATCTTAATAAAAAAGATATACAGAGAGGCTTCGGCCTCTCTGAATTAAAAAGATAAATATATATTAAGATATATTAAAACAGGAGATTAACAATGGCAACAGCCTCAGATACATTAGCAAAACTTTCGGTACAACCTGAGGGAGGTGCTAACCAAAACTTGTTGATGCCAAAACTTCAATATAGATTCCGTGTGAACTTTATTAATTTTGGTTTTGACGATGATTCTTCACTTATACTTACAAGACAAGTTGTAGATTGTGCGAGACCACAAGTTCAGTTTGATGAAATCACAATGAACGTGTATAACTCACGTGTCTATCTTGCTGGTAAGCACACATGGCAAACACTTGCAATTAACGTCAGAGACGATGCTTCTGGTAATGTATCAAAAGCAGTCGGTGCACAGTTACAACGTCAATTAGATTTCTATGAGCAGTCTTCAGCGGCAGCCGGTTCTGATTATAAATTCAGTACTGAAATTCAAATCTTAGACGGTGGTAATGGCATCTCTACACCAACAGTATTAGAAAACTGGTCATTAGCAGGTTGTTATTTACAACAAGCAAACTATCAGACACTAAACTATGGTACATCTGATGCAGTTACTATTGCAATGACTTTACGTTACGATAACGCAATCCAGACAAATGCTGGTGGTGATATCAACGGCGTACCAGGTGCTGGTGTAGGACAATCAGGGTTACAGACTTTCCCAAGTAATACTAATAACTCAACATAAGTACAGACTTAGATTAAATAAGAAAGCCGGTTTCGACCGGTTTTTTTATGGGTTTATTGTTTAGATAAATACTCTTATAGGAGAAAATTAATATGGCTTCAGGTGCCGTCGACAGAATTGTAGATTCAGTAAAGACTGGAATACTAGATCAGTTAACTGGTCGAGTATACTTACGTGATTGGCAACATGCGGCTAAAACATTTTTACCTGGTGGATATGGTAACGCAGGCAAAGTTAAATTTGAGTTTCATACTTATTTTTCTATTAACGAAGCCGCTTATGCCCCACCAACAGGACAAAACTACGGTTTATTAGTCAAACAAGTTAAGTTACCTACATTTAATATGGAAGTACAAGAAATGAATCAATATAATAGAAAACGTTTGATTCAATCAAAAATTAAATATCAACCAATTGATATTACATTCCATGATGATAACATGTCACAAGTCACTGCAATGTGGGACGCATACTATAGATACAATTATGCAGATTCCTGGAACCCTACAATTAGTAGATTTACAGAAGGATCATCTAGTGGCTCAACTAAGAATTACAACAGACGTAACATTTATGATCCATCAATATCAGGTGATACTGAATATGGTTATAGAGGAGATGTTAGAGGGGCGCCTGGATCACCACAAGAAACATCAGGAGAAAAAGTTCCGTTCTTTAATAACATTACTATATATGGTATGTGGGCAGGAAACTTTATTGCTTACACATTAATTAATCCAGTTCTCACATCATTTGACCATGATACATATGATTATGCAGACGGTGCTGGCACGATGCAAAATAGAATGACTATAGATTATGAAACTGTTCTTTATAACACAGGTGAAATTGGAGAAAAAAGAGAAGACGGTACACGTGAGTTAACTGGTGATCTAGTTGAAGGTTTCGGAGCAGATGCAAATTATGATAACAGAGAAAGTCCTTTAGAACAAGGTGGTAGTAATATAGGTGATATTTTTAAAAATATGAAATCTCTTGCAGGAGAGGATGAGAGTCTACTAGAAAAAGCAAGAACTCTAGGACAACTATATGACGGTGGTTTAGATACTGTTGTTGATAGTGCGAAAAAAGCAGTAACTGAAGGATTAACTGAAACAGTTCTTAACAAATTAGGATTAGGACCTGAAGCAGATACAAGTGCCTTTTTCCCGACAAATGCGGCATCTCCTGAGATGACTCAATTTAATAATCAAAGTTCATTCTCATCTAATGGACAACCTGTAGCACCCGACCCAGCAGACCCATCACCTGCTGGCATGCAAACTAGTGGAATGTAATGACTATACAAGTAACAAAACAAGAAAACACAATAAGAATCTTTGATAGTTTTTATGCACAAGATTTAAAAGTAAATGCGGCAGAATGGGACGCAGTTTATTCTTATTTTTTAGGAGTAATAAAAGGAAATCCTGAATCAGAAAGAACACAACAAACTGCTAGTCAATTTGCAACTGTATTGTTTAGAATTGCACAAGAAACAGGAACAAATATCAATATCTTTATGGATTACTTTAGAACTAATGTAGAAACTACATTACAAGTAAACACAGAAATGGCTTTTTATCTTAATTTATTAAAGTCAAAAACAGCATTGTATGGTGTATCCAACGTTCCTATTCCTAATCAAGCAGTACAACGTAACGTAGTACCTTAAGGTCAATCAATGCCTCGTAGAAAAAAATACGCACAGGGTATCTATACTGTAAAAAATCCAGAAAAATATGTAGGCAAAGGTAAGCCTAAGTATCGATCAGGCTGGGAACTTACATTTATGATTTTCTGTGATACTAATGACAAAATAATTAAATGGGCCAGTGAATCTATTGTTATTCCTTACTTACATCCTTTTAAAGGTAGAAGAACTAATTATATACCAGACTTTTTTATTGTTTACCAAGACAAATACGGAAGAACAAATGCCGAATTGATAGAAATCAAACCTAAAGCAGAAAGCATTATAACAGAAAAAGTTAAAAATGCAAGACAACAAGCAGTCATTGCAATCAATCATGCTAAATGGAAATCAGCACAAGCATTCTGTAAATCACAGGGTATTAAATTTAGAGTAGTTACAGAAGATGACCTTTTCTATAATGGACGAGGAAAGTAACTAAATAGATATATGACAAAGAAACTTGAAGAATTATTTGACTTAGCATCCAGTGATGAAAATGAACTGAATGAACCTATTCCTGGCGTAGCAGAAGAAGTTACTAAAGAAGCATTGAGTAACTTAGAAAAGATTGAAACTGCTTTGCCTACAGTTAGAGGACTAGAAGCATCAGACAGAGAAATGGATGAACTAAGTAAGAAAGCAGAAACTAGTTTCCAAGATTTAATGGACTTAGGAATGCAAGTAGATTCACGTTTCAGTGGTGACATTTTAAGTGTTGCTAGTAACATGCTCAATCGTGCTATAACCGCTAAGACTGCTAAGTTAAACAAGAAATTAAAGATGATTGATTTACAATTAAAGAAAGCAACACTAGATCAACGTCAAGCAAAAATGGAAGAAAAAATAGACAATATACCTTTAGGGGACGGTGCTCAGAATTTAGATCGTAATGAATTACTACGAGTATTAACGTCAAAAAACACAGAGGAATGATAAATATATTATACGGGAACTATACAATATGAAAAGTTTAAAACATTACATTGCAGAGTCAGTCCACACTTATGATTGTACAATCAAAATTGCCGGTGACTGTAGCAAAAATTTCTTAGAGTTATTTAAGCATAACTTAAACAAGTTTGAGCCTAAGTCAATTAAAGGCCCAACATCAACACCGATTATGAAATCACCATATGGTTTCCCCAATCTTTCAAATGAGCAAGTACACATATTTAAATGTGAATTTGCATATCCAGTAACTGAGCCCATGGTTCAGCAACTAGCACAACTGCTAGGTCATAACGTTAATTACGTAAGAATGGTTAATACTGCATTTGATGAAGGTATTGACGAAGAAATGGTTGGTTATGAAAACGAAATGAAAGATTCACCTATTCTGCAACACGAAGAAATGAATGACAATGGAAAAGAAGCATCAGAAGAATACGGTGATAAGTACTTAGACAGTATACATAAACATGCAGAATACAAGAACGTTGGTAAAGTAGGTTTACCTCCTGATCAGAAGAACACTAAAGATTCTTTTGATCCTTGGAAGCCTTGGACTGATGATTCAATTAAAGGTCAAAAGAGTCCAATGACTGACGTTAAAAGAGGACCCAAGCCTGAAACATCAGCAGGGTACTAAAGGATAATATTATGGATTTTAAAGACATCTTAAACAAGTTTGAAGAAGTAACTAAAGACGAAGATAACAAGTTATTAGGTGAAAAACAAACAACTCGACCTAGTAATATGTTGACTGAATCAGCAGAGACTGTTGAAGTTGTCGAAGGCGTTAAAGTACCATCTCTTAAGAATGTCTTTGAAGAACTTTCACTAGAGCCAGCACAGCCTGGTGCTCAAGTCATTCAAAAAGACGGTCAAGCAATTGGATCAGTTTCAAACCCAACAGTTGCATCTCAAATGAAACAAGCAATGGACAAGGGCGAACTCACAATTGGTGAAGAAGAAATCCAAGAAGCAAAAGATTGGATCTCAGGCGCAATTAAAAATCCAGGTGCTTTTTCAGCAAAAGCAAAAAGACATGGTATGTCTACTAAAGAATTTGCAAATCATGTTTTATCACATAAAGATGATTTCCCAGCAAAAACAGAAAAACAAGCAAATCTTGCTAAAACATTAGGCAAGATGAAAGAGGGTGAAATGCCCCCACAAGGTCCAGGTCAAGCATCTCCCTTAACATTTGAAGAAGGTGCTCAATATCCAGCAGACGATGGATCACCTAATTCAACTAATGATGAGAAAGGGAATGCGGCCGCTAATGCGGCACTAGCCGCTAATGATGCCGACACTCCTCAACTTGTTAAAGAGAAGACTTTTGCAGAAAGTACAGAGAGTACTTTACCTAGCATTTCACGTGTTAAAGAGATGTGTAATGAAGGTTTGTCAGCAAAAGATATAAAACAACTGCACCCTAAGTGCAACCAACAAGAACTTAATATTATGATTAAAAATACTAAAACAAACTTAAAAGAAGGCGCAGACCACATTCTGAAAGCCGCGAAACACATGGGTCATGCTCATGGTTTATGTAAAGGATCGTATGCATGTCCGCATGATGAAGGTTCTGAAGGTGCAAAAGCATACCACGAAGGTTATAAAAGAGGCCTAGATGAAGCATGTGGCATGGGAATCAAAAATGATCCTATCGTAGGTATGGAAGAAGGATTGCCGGGAGCAGTAGCAGGAGCATACTTAGGTGGTAAAACAGCAGGTATTCCTGGAGCAGTAGCAGGCGGTGCATTAGGACATTTAGCAACTAAAGATCATGCTAACGAAGGCGAAGGCGAAGTCGTAGATACTATGGCATCTTACGGTGCAATGGGCGAAGCAGAATCTTCACCAGACGGAAACGTTGGCGCAGATGATGACGGTGCTTATGACAAATATGACTGGGACGCACAAACTGTAGCACGTAAAGGCATTGATGAAGATGATATGGACGAAGGTAATGCATTCACAGGCGCCCTAGCAAAAGCAGATAAAGGCGAAAAATTTGCAGTAGGTGACAAAACATTTACAAAAACATCAGAAGCCGCTACATTAGAAGAAGATGAGTGGACTTTTGAGTCTTTAGATAAAGAATTAAACACACACTTAAATGAAAGTGTAGAAACAACAAAAGAAAAACTTGATGAAGGCTATACAATGTCTATTACTCAAGGCGAAATGAATCAGCCTGATAGAGTAAGTGTTAATGCAACAGATGCAGAAGCAGACAAGTTAATCAAGTTTGTTAAAGACGAGACGTAGGCTTAGGTAACTACGGTGATGCAGAAGTTTTAGATGCACCCGGTGAAGTTGCAGACGTATCATTCTATGGTAGCCCAGATCAAAGTGAGCAACCAATGAGTTCACACGATGACATGCTCAAGTTAATGGGTATTGTAGACGTAGACGGTGATTACGAAGACGAAGTAGAAGCACCAGGTGTTGTAGTCGATGTAGACGAAGAATCATGTGACGAATGCGGTGGCGGACATAGCATGGAAGAAGGCTGTGGAGACAAAGCATACGAAGATCAAGGCTATAACGATAGAGAAGACGAACAACTCGGCATGAAAGACGGCAAAGAATCTAGCAAGAAACAATCTTATGCTGATCGCAGAGATGATTCACGTGGAGACTTCGGTCATAGACACGGTGGACATTTAGAAGAAAAGCAAGGCTACGATGACGAAGAAGACGAGTCATTAGGCATGCGTACAGGCAAAGAGTCTGACAAAAAACAATCAATGAAAGATCGTAGAGACGACTCTTACGGTAAGTTCGGTAAACGTGACGAAGAACACAGAGATGTTTCATTAGAAGAACAAGAAAAAGATGCAGGAATATACGACAAGTATGATTGGGACGCATCTACAGTTGCTAAAAAAGGCATTGACGAAGAATCTGATGCTGAAAGAGACGATCATGCAGAACGTGCAGGTAAAGAAGTTGCACGACACGCAAAGTACGACGGTCGTAAGCACCCAGGAAGAGATGGTGAAGACATCGTTAAAGATTTAGAATACGATGACTGGAAAGATGAGCACCATATGGAAGAAGGTCAAGGCTATGATGACAAAGAAGATGAGTCATTAGGCATGAAAGACGGTAAAGAGTCTGACAAGAAGCAGTCAATGAAAGACCGTAGAGATGAAAGATATGGTAAGTTCGGTAAGAGAGATGAAGAACATAGAGAAAAATCTTTAGAAGAAACTTTATCTCAGTTAGACGAACTTGCTCAGTTAGACGAAAAGCAAGGCTATGATGACGAAGAAGATGAGTCATTAGGTATGCGTAAAGGTAAAGAATCTGATAAGAAACAAAGTATGAAAGATCGCAGAGATGATTCATATGGTAAGTTCGGTAAGAGAGATAAAGAAGACAGACACGTTTCTTTAGAAGAAAATCTTAGAACTTTAGACTTATTAGCAGAAGTAGGTGCAGAAACTTCAGAAGAACCTACTCAGCCATTATCACAACATGATGATGAGAGACTTTTAACTAAAGAAGGCGCAGAGGATGCCCCTAAGGACTCTATAAACGATGGTGAGAACGAAGAAATCACTGAAATGCAAACTGATGATCAAAGAGAATTCAAAGTAGCAGAAGATGAAGAAAAATGGTTTAATAAACTAAAAGATGATTCAGGCAAAAAAATTACTGCTAAAAATCTCAAGGATATCTATCCTGATAAAAAAGATGATTCTAAAGATAAAGATGATTCTAAAGATGAAAAAGAAAAAGTTGACGAATGGGCTAATGATGCAGGCAAGAACGGTACTGAAACATCATTTGAACAAGACATTGACTTTATGACTAAAGTTATCTCAGGTGGAATTAACAAACAGAAGTCAACAGGACAAACAACTATCCCAGTCATTGCTGGTCAAGAAGACAGAATGGGCTACAATGGTGCTGACGTTGTTAAAGAAGGTTCTGTACTTTCATCAAGCGGATTTGCAACTATTTTAAACAAATTAGATAGTCTAAAATAATAAGAAAACTCGTTGTACCCACTTAAATACCCGGCTTAGTCGGGTATTTTTTTATCTAGGTAATAAGAACTAAGATTGATAAATACTAATATTAGGATAGAATTACTATGGCACAAAGAAATATTGACTTCGGAGCATTCCCTGACGATCCAGATGCAGATGCAATACGATCGGCGTTTGAAAAAGTTCAGTTAAATTTTACAGAAGTATTTGCGGGGTTAGGTGACCAAGCAGTAGTATCAGTCAACAAAACTGCAGGACCCGGAGTATATTTAGTTAATGGTTCCCCAGTAGGTAACGTTGTATTAGGTGCAAACATTGCATGTGTTCAGTTTTCTTCAACAACTTTATCAGTAGGTCGTTCACCGGGTACAGGCCCAGGTACTGCGACTATCACAGATTCTACTCAAACATTATACATTGATTTACCTAATTCGATAGCAAATATTACTGATGTAGTAGTGTCAGGTAATGTTCAAGGTAATACAGTCATAGGTAATTTGTCAGGTGATTTTGGATATGTATTAGCAAATACATCATCTGGAAACGGTAACATAGATGCAAACAACATAACCCTAACAGGTGCTTTAGCGGCATCTAATGTCAG